GTATTGACCCCGCTGATGGTAAGGTTAAAGTTCTGAATCTGAAAAAGAAGTTATTCGAACAGATTCTTTCAGCCGCAGAAGATTTGGGTGATCCTACCGATTTCGACTCAGGTTGGGACGTTGTATTCAAGCGTCAAAAGACTGGCCCACTGCCTTTCAACGTAGAGTATACCCTTCAGGTTCTGCGCTGCAAAAAACGTAAGCTTTCTGACGCAGAGCGTGAAGCAGCTGAGGCTGCTGAGGATATTGATACTAAGTATCCACGTCCTACCGCTGACGAAGTTCTGAAAACCTTGGAAAAGATTACTTCTGGCGAAACTGATGAAGCTGACGCTTCAGAAAAAGAAGCTATTGCTGAACTGTAATAGTTAATAAAAAGCCCCGAAGGATTTAATCCCTTGGGGCTTTTTTATCTGGAGAATTAATACGATGAATAAAGCAGTAGCTGACCAGATAGTACGAATTAGAGGTAAACTAGATACAAAAGAACACAGTGAAATGCTAGCAGATCTTTTTCTAGAAGACAGTATTGACTGTGTAGTAAAAGAAATGAGATGGGACACTATGCCACATCATAAGGTTACCCTGATAGTGGAGGTATACCTTTGAAAGTATTAGTATCAGCCGATTGGCACATAAAGCTCGGCAATAAGAATGTACCAGTAGAGTGGGCAAAGAATAGATTTAGACTTCTGTTCAAAGATATATACGATCTAGAGAAGCATGTGGACCTGCACGTAGTTGCAGGGGACTGGTTTGATAAAATGCCTACGCTAGAAGAACTGGAGTTATACTACGAGTTCGTTACAGGTTGTAGAGTAGAAACACTAATTATACCCGGAAATCACGAAGCTCTAAAGAAAGATACTACGTTCTTTACCTATCTTAAGAATATTACAGCCAGGCTAAACCCTCTGGTTAGAGTTATTGATGAAGTGGAGACTTATAAAGGGATTGATTTTATTCCCTATAACCGTCTCAAGCAGTTCGAGAAAGACAGTTCTTTCTTTCAGCCCTCTAGCAATATTCTAGTAACTCACGTTAGAGGAGAGATTCCACCACATGTCAAACCAGAAGTTAACTTGGATATTTTTGACCCTTGGAAGGTTGTGCTTGCTGGTGACCTTCATAGCTATGACAACTGTCAGCGGAACATTCTATATCCTGGCTCTCCTGTTACTACCTCCTTTCACCGCAATAAGGTGGAGTGTGGTGTTATTATTCTTGATACTGACGATCTTACTCATGAGTTTGTCCGTCTCGATCTTCCGCAGCTTATCAGAAAAACCCTAAAAGCTGGAGAAACTATGGAGCCAACTTTTCCAGATCATACAATCTATGAGATTGAGGGTGATATGGCTGAATTGGCTAATATCGAGGACAATGCTCTAATGGATAAGAAAGTGACAAAGCGTAGCAATGATACTGCTTTGATATTATCTCCCGAAATGAGCATTGAAGAAGAAGTATCTGAATATCTAACATTTATTCTAGAGCTACCACAAGATACAGTAGAAAAGGTAATAGCAACGTACCATGATTACGCTAAAGACATTAGAATGGTCTAACCTATTTTCATACGGTTTAGACAATGTAGTACAGTTTGATAAAGACCCTATTACTCAGTTAATTGGTAAGAATGGGCATGGCAAGAGTAGTATTGCACTAGTACTGGAAGAGGCTCTATTTAATAAGAACTCTAAGGGTATCAAGAAGTCTGATATTCTCAATCGCCATATTAAGGATAAGTCTTATAGTATTAAACTGTCTTTTAATAAAGATGGTGACGAATATGTAATCAAAACTACTAGAGGTAGTACGCAGACTGTTAAACTTTCAAAGAATGGAGAAGATATTTCTTCTCACACAGCTACAGCTACTTTTAAGTTAATCGAAGATGTTATTGGCATAGACCATAAAGCTTTCTCTCAGCTAGTATATCAGAGCAGTTCTGCAAGTCTTGAGTTTTTGACTGCAACTGATACAAATAGAAAGAAGTTTCTAATTGATCTTCTTAATCTTACTAAGTACCTAGAAGCCTTTGAAGTATTTAAGGCTGTAGCATCAGAACTCTCTAAAGAGGTTATCGCTATTGAGAGTTCGATGAAAACTACCCAATCCTGGCTAGATAAACATTCTGGCGCTTCTCTAGAGCTGGAACCAATTATTCCAGAACCTTCAGTAGACCCTAAATTGGAGCAGGAGTTAGCGGATTTAAAGGTACAGCAGACTACTATACTAGAAGAGAATAAGCGTATTACTAAGAATAATCAGTATCGCTCTCAGCTGGAGTCAATTGACCTAGAGTCTATTAAATCTGCCCCTAGTTCTGTAGAAGATACTTCTTCGCTATCAGTAGAATCTGGTGAGCATAAGAAAGTAATCAAAGACGCAGATACCTTTATTACTAAAGTTGCTAAACTTGACGGAACTTGTCCTACTTGTTTGCAAAAGGTAGACCGTAAGAAGCTAGACGAACTTATTGCAGAACAAGAAGAACTAAAGGCTGCTGCATCTGCTGCAGTTAAGAAGATTGATGCTAAGTTGCTGGAAGTATCTGCTACTAAGAAAAAGTATGATGCTGCTCAGAAGTTGAAGTCAGAGTGGGAGTCCTACCATGCACTAGTAGATCAGGATATGACTACTGAACTTTTGGATGCTGAGGTTCTATCTGATAGTATCTATGAGTTAAGTAACGCTATTACGGAGGCTAAGGCTAATCTGGAGAGTGTGCGTAAGTGTAACGAAAGAGCTAGGGCTAGTAATGCTAAAGCTGAGGTCATCAGTGAACAAATAGACCAGATGCAGAAAGACTTAGGAGAATATTCTTCTAAGCTAACTACTGCTTCTGATAAGTTAGCACTACTACAGATTCTTCAGAAAACATTCAGTACTAGTGGTTTGATTGCGTATAAGATTGAGTGTCTGATTAAAGACTTGGAAGACTTGGCTAATGAGTATCTTGCAGAACTTAGTGATGGAAGATTCCAGCTTACATTCAAAGTCGCTGCAAGCGACAAGCTTAATGTGGTGATTACAGATAATGGACGTGACATTGATATTCTTGCTCTTAGCGGTGGTGAGCGTGCTCGCGTTAATACCGCGACTTTGCTTGCTATTAGAAAGCTTATGCAGTCTCTTAGTAATGCTCGCATCAATCTTCTCGTCCTTGACGAGACAATTGATGCACTTGATGTGGACGGAAAAGAGAAACTAGTAGAGGTTCTTCTGAAAGAGGAACACTTGAATACTATACTAATATCTCACGGCTTTACACATCCTCTGCTAGAGAAGATTACAGTACTTAAAGAAAATAACATTTCGAGGTTAGAATGAGAACTTACGGATTGCCAGTTAATGCAGATCTTGTAGATATATTAGATCCTGATATTACAGAGTGGCAAGAAATGACTAATATTATGCATACTATCCTCTCTATTGAGTATATAGCAAGAGAGAGCGGCTGTATGTGTAGTAATGTTAAAGGAAGAGCAGTTGTACGCTTTACGGATTTTATTGAATAATGGTAGACAGTAGACAAAAAGGCGCTAGAGCAGAAGCGGATATAGTGAAAAAGCTTTCAGATCATACAGGCCTGAATTTTAAGCGAATTCCTATGTCTGGTGCTCTAGATGCCTCACACGGTTTAAAGGGAGACGTATATATCCCTAATAGTTTAAATATATACTGTATAGAGGTTAAGCATTATAAAGATGACCACTATACATCAAAGATATTTACCGACAAGAAGCCCCAACTAATTGACTGGTGGGAACAGACAATTAGAGAAGCTGCGCAGGTAAGTAGAAAACCACTCTTGATTTTTAAGTTTGATCGTAGTAAAATATTTGTTGCGTTTAAAGATATGCCAAATACTACTAATTATCGCTGCACTTTCAACAGTATTGATGGGCACGAGTTCTACGTAGCTAAACTGGACGATTGGTTAAATCATGAGAATCCGAGGTTTGTATGAGGTATGGCACATTTAGAATACCAATGCATACTCTAAAGAATAATATTGAGGCTGCTCTAAGAGTACTAGAAGGTATAGTAGTTATTAGAGCAGAATCTCTTTATCATATGGATTCTGTAGAGTATATTGGCATTTCAAAGCATTTTAGAGACTTAGAGGTTGGTAGTATTCCACCATTCTATGAGTATGATTATGACGCAGTATTAGGCGAAATGATATGGATAGAAAATGAGTAAAAAGAATATGTTTACTCCTGAGGAGTTTCTGCAAGAACGCAACATCAATTCATACTATGAACAAGATAGGATTCGAAAGCGCGTCGCAGAATATAAAGCTATTATAGAAAATACGCAGCACTTTCTATCTCAGGTACAAGCAGGGTGTACGCATCCTAATACCGAGATGGTGGGTAGTACTGACGAACTAGAGACTTATTACACCTATACGTGTTCCGACTGTTACAAAACTTGGACAACTAATGGCTAAAGAATTTACACATATGGCTGAGAAGAGCGATAGTACCCTTATGGTAGTTGATGCTCTAAATTTGGCTTTTAGATACCTTCATGCAAAATCTACCACTTTTACTGATGACTACCTTAGAGTAGTGGAAAGCCTTAGAAAGTCTTACAAGGCTGGAAAAGTTATTATCGCAGCAGATAAAGGTAGCTCTAGTTATCGCAAAGCGATCTACCCTGAGTACAAAGCTAATCGTAAAGATAAGTTCAAAGATCAGACTCCGGAAGAAGCAAAACAGTTTGAAGAATTCTTTGCTGAGTACGAGCGTACATTATTAATGCTAGAAACTATTTATCCGGTGTTAAGGTACGATGGGGTTGAGGCTGACGATATTGCAGCGTATATTTGCCAAGAAGCTGCCGAGTACCACATTACTGATATTTGGCTTATATCCAGTGACCGAGATTGGGATCTACTAGTTAGCCCTGCTCCAAGTATCAACCGCTTCTCATATGTAACCCGTAAAGAGGTAACATATGACAACTGGAATACACATTATGATTGTGAGCCTGAGGACTACGTTAGTATTAAGTGTCTAATGGGTGATGCTGGTGATAATGTTCTTGGTGTAAAAGGCATTGGACCTAAGCGTGCTGTTGAACTTGTTCAGCAGTATGGTTCAGCGTTAGATATTGCTGCAAGTATTCCAATTAGTAGCAAGTATAAATATATTCAAGAACTGAATAAGTGCAAAGACTTAATTATGTTAAACTATCAATTAATGGACTTAGTAACCTTCTGTGAGGAAGCTCTAGGAGATAATACTAAGGCTATTGATTCCGTTTTGAAAGAGTATTTAGTATGATTCGCCAAATCGAACTAGAAGTAATTGATCAACGTGCTTGTATTCCTACCTATGGTACAGAGCATTCTGCGGGTGTAGACTTAGCCGCCGTATTAGATGCGTCAGTAGAAATTCCGCCTCTCAAGACGGCGTTAATCAAAACTGGAATCAAGATCAACATGATGACTGTTCCAGAGAATCTCATGGCTGCTATATTTCCCAGGTCTGGTAAGGGTGCTAAAGAGGGTAAAGTTCTTGGTAATCTAACAGGGATTATTGATGAAGATTACCACGGAGAGCTAATGGTTTCAGTATGGAATCGTAACTCCGATAAGTACATTACAGTAGAGCCTGGAGAGAAGATTGCTCAACTAGTGTTTATTCCTATTATTAAGGCAGATCTTAAAGTAGTGGGTAAATTCTCTGAAAAGACGGCACGAGGAGAAGGCGGCTTTGGCTCAACCGGCGCGTAATCCCCGCACGCGGCCAACTGGGCGCGAAGAATTGCTAATTCATCTGATTGAAGAGTCTAGCGAGTTAATTAAATTCGCTAGTAAAGCACTAAGATTTGGTATGCATAATTGGCATCCTGATACAAAGATCAGTAATGCAGTGAATGTACTCGAGGGTATGAGGAGTGTCATCGAGGCCATTGAAGAAACTCGAAAGCATATCCCTAGGCCGTCGATCAGTTATATGGCTTTGGAGACGTTAAAATGGTGTGAAGATCTGCCTATCCGTTATCTCAACGAGTTTCAAACCACTGAATTTTCGAAGTTATCTATATTTTTTGACACCTTTGGCAGAGATATTATCAATCACTTCGATTTGAATGAATATATTTATAGTATGGGCGAATCAGCAGAAAGTATCGCTCAGCAAGTTATTGAAGAATTATGGAGAAAAGTAAAGAATGCTTAGACAGGAGCAAGTAATATTCCTAGCAGGCTTTTTTGATGGTGAGGGTTGTATAACAATAGGTAAGAATGGAGCTGTAGAAATAAAGATTATTAACACATCTCTTATTAACCTAAAGCTATATTCGAAAGTATTCGGTGGGGAAGTCCATAGTAGGTCACAGAAGGTTAATAAGTCTCAGTACTACTATGCACAGTACGGTGTTAATGCTATAGAGTTCCTTAAAGAGGTACAACCCTACCTACTAGATAAAAAAGAACAGGCTAATGCAGCCCTAGAATACTTTGAATTACGCAATAATACCGAGATACTTAGAATACCGGGTAAGCGGGGTAGGCACGCGAATCCGGATAGGCAGTTACTAGTAGACACATTTAGAGAAATACTCTCCGAACTAAAGAAAGAGGAACATTAATGGTAGAACAGAACATTTCCACACGCGCACAGGTTGTGACACGTAGAACCTACTCAAGACCTAAGAATGATGAAGGAACAGTATTTGAGTCTTGGAGAGAAACAGTTGCCCGAGTAATTGGTCATCAACGTTGGCTCTGGGAGCGTGCTCTTACTCATGCTGAGTATAGCGAGATTCCTCTAAAAGAAGTTACCGAGTTTAATCCTAAAGTTGAGTGGTCTAAGTTATCCTACGCTCAAGAACTAGAACTACAAGAACTAAGCAATCTATTGCTAGATCGCAAAGTAGCAGTTAGTGGTCGTACTCTTTGGCTTGGTGGTACAGATATTGCTAGACGTCGTGAAGCTAGTATGTTTAACTGTTCCTTCACTAACGTGGAGACAGTATACGATCTAGTGGATGTATTCTGGTTGCTATTGCAAGGTTGTGGAGTTGGCTTCCGTCCAGTAAGTGGATCTCTGACAGGCTTCCGCAAGTTTATTCCTAACCTAGAGATTATTCGATCTAAGGGTCTGACCTCTAAGGGTAAAGAAGAAAATACTGAGACTTGGGACGTAGAGACACGTACTTGGACTATTCAGATTGGTGATACTGCTGAAGCTTGGGCCAAGTCTATTGGTAAGTTAATGGCAGGT